CGAGATGACGCCAGAAGAATTTAGCCAGCGGTAGAAGATGGCTGTCAGAACGGGCGCCATCGGTGACGGGATGGTGCGCGCGGCGAATCGGATCGCGCTCAGAATGGACAACATAGCCAAGCGCCGGGTAACCGGTGGCGGCAGTTCAACGCGCCTGCTGAACGTGAGAACGGGCAAGCTCAGGCAGTCCATCAAGTGGAAAGTTAAGCGCATCAGGAGCGGAGTGCAGGCCAGCATCCAGGCCGGCGGCTCTGCTGGTGGTGCGGTGGTTAAATATGCGCGCATTCATGAATTGGGCGGTGATATCACCATGAGACGCGGCAAAGCATTAAGCAGGCCGATACGAATGCCTAAGCGGCCATACCTGAAACCGGGAAGAGATGCCGGCGCGCGTATCGCTCGACAAGTAATGACCGAGGAATTCCGAAGGTCGTTGAGGAGTGTCGGAATTGGGTCTTGAGCGCACCATATTGAACCAGATCAAAACCCAGATCGCCACGGTCAACGGGTCTGGGTCGTACACGGCGGATCTGTCTGGCTCCGATCAATGTGTCATAGGCGAAAGCTTCGCTCCGCATCGGTTGCCTGGCTGCTACATCTACCCTGACGGAATCACTACAGCGCAGACCGGCGGTCGTACAGTGCTCACCAGATACGATCGGACCATGAGCGTCCAGATCGAAGCATGGACGGCGGCAACATCCAGCGCACCGGGTACGGCGCTTCTCGATGCGCTCGACCTTCAAGACGACATCATGCGCGCGCTTGAGTCGGATCGGACTCCGGGTGGCAATGTTCGCGACGTGGAGATCTCGGCGTCTGCTTTTGACGGTTTTGAACTCGATCGGCCGGGCCTCGGTCTTGCGGTGCTCGTGCTCACAATCCAATATACAGAAACGGCAGGAGCGTGATCCATGTCTTGGTATGATTCAGACTTCAGCCATAGAGCGGCGATCAGCATCAATAACCACGGGGGCTCGAATCCTTGTGACGTGCTGGTCGTTCTCCCTACCGACTGGCCTGAGTTCTGGGACGTCGTTCTGTCGTCTGGCAACGATGTGTACGTAACACTCAGCGACGGTATAACGCTGGCCAGCTACAAGCTGGATAGTTGGGACTACGCAGCCAAGACCGCCAACATTCACATTGACAATTTCCAAGCGTCCAGCACCGCAGCAGCGCTCACAATGTGGGTCTACTGGGGCAAGGCTGGCGCAAGCTCAGCGCAGACAGCGTTTACCCTTGGAGGCTCTCCGAAGAGCGGGATCATTGAACTCCAGACACCGGGATCCGGCTCTTCGCCTGTGGTCACCTGTCGTCCAGAATTGCCAGGTGCAACGAATCCCCGCAGCGAGATCAGCAAGGCATCAACAGAGGATATCTTTGTGTGGTGGGACTTGTCGCGAGTCTTCGCACGTCGCAAAATACCCTATCAAAACCGTCGCACGCTTGAGAGCGTAGACAACGCGCGGTATCTGGTCCAAGCGCAAGGCAGCGCGGTAACGTCAATGTCCGACAATGCATCTATCAGGCAGGTCGGAAGCTTCGTACGGACCACCATCAAGGGCGGATCCAGCGGTACCAATTACGTCGCAATTCTAACAGTCGTCACAGACGCGGGAAGGGTGCTCGATTTTCGATGCACAGTCCGAGTTAACGACGTGACAGAACCATCATAAACCCACCCACGGAGAATCAACATGGCATCAATCTACCACGGAAGAGGGGCCGCGATCGGCTTCGGAGAGAACGGCGGCACCTATGGGGACGCAGTAGGCCGCACGAACTGGAGGCCGTTGATTTCGTCCAGTTTGACCCGGACAATTGAGAAGGTCCCACGGCCGACACTCAGAGTAGGCGGCGCTGGTGCTATGCGCAGATCGCACTACATACAGTCCGATAATGCAGGTGGAAGCTTCACTATCGAGGCCTCGTATCGGTCATTGGGGCTCATGTTGAAGCACCTCATGGGCGCCGTTGCGACGACGGGAACGAACCCCTACACGCACGTGTACACGTTCGCGGACGATGTACCCACGGGGCTTACCATCGAGAACAACCGAGGAACCGGAACAAGTGAAGTATTCGAGGGTTGCAGGCTGAATTCTGGCAGTTTTGCAGTCTCAGCGGGCGGCGTGATGACCTGCGATTTTGACGTGATCGCGGAAACCGGAGCGGCCACGCCACGCGCAAGCGCTGGTACTCCGACGTTCGAGGCAACCGACGCACCGATTCTGCACAATCAGGCTGGTCAGTTTACATTCGGCGGCGCGACATACGATCTGATCGACATGACCTTGACCGTCAACAATGCGCTTGCAGTTCGTCAGCATCTCGGATCTACAGTGACCGCAAAGCCGTTGCGCTCTGACTTTCAGAGTGTCGAACTTTCCATCAATCTTGAGGTCGAGGATGCGCTGTACGCGGCGTTCATCTCCGATACGGAGAGTGACGCACACATCACTTTCACCGATGGTACACGCTCATTCCGCATCGATCTGCAAAACGCCTACCTGTCGACTGTGTCCGATCCGATTTCGGATGCGAACGTGGTACGCCAGAGCGTGACACTGATTGGACAGTCAGACGGTACGAACGAAGGGCTGAAGCTCACAGTTGTGAACGGTGACAGCACCGGAATCGGTAACTAAACAAGCTCAAATAGGAAGGTTGAAAAATGAGCATTTTACACGCAATCAAGAACGCATCGATCGACGAAGTGGAGGCGGCCGGACTTTTTTGGCGAGTCCGTCGCATCTGCTCGGCAGACATGGCGAAAGCGGGGGTGGCATTCCTCCAGGTCGCAACGCCACAAACAGACGACGATCAGACACCAGAGGAAGTCATGAAGCGAGTAACCCCCAAGCAGGCGGGGGAGATGGCGACACTTCAGGAAGCCACGGTGTGCGCGGGTACAATCGCTGTCGGTGATGGTGAGAAGTGGGACGATCTCAAGCTTGTCATAGACCAGAAGAGGGAAGACCCCGACAAGGGCGTTCTCTGGGTCGGTGGGTTGCCGGCTGGCGTCGTTGATGTGCTGTTCACGCGCATCATGTCACTGTCGACCGATGGGGAGGAAGCAGCCGAGAGGCTCGCATCCTTTCGCGAAGAATCCGGAAATTCTTCTGATCTTGGGAGAACTCGGAAAAATGTTCGGAAGACTGCCCCATGAATTGCTTGAGTTGTCTCCTTATGAGTTGGGCCTGGCCCTTGAGGTATACAGACAGCGAGACGCGACAGCGGCGCAGATGATGGAACGGATGGGAGATTCAATGCCGGTGGTGCCGGTGGTGGTTTTGAAGGGGTAGAGAATGGCGAGCGGTGATGTAATCAAGATGGTGCTACAGGTGGACGACAAAGCGTCCGCACCTGTAAAGAAGGTTGGTGGCGCCACGGAGAAAGCAGGCAAGCAAGCCAAGAAAGCCAAGACCGACTATGCACAATTAGCCGGAAAGCTGGTTGCTTTTGGTCTTGCCGCGAAGGCTGCTATGGCCTCAATACGTGCGATGACTCAAGATCTCGCAGACAGTCGCAATGAGCTTGCAGACACCGCAACCCGTACAGGCATCACGGCAGAAACGCTGGCAGGGTTACGGCTTGCGGCTGAGGGCTCAGGGCTCAGTCTGGGCAATTTGTCGGGCTCATTGGCGCTCTTTCCAAAGCGCATGCGAGACATGCAAGCGGGCATCGGAGAATCAAAGCGCGCGTTTGAAGAATTAGGCGTCTCGGTTGTCAACGCGGACGGATCATTGAGGGATGCCGATACGGTGCTGAAGGAGTCACTGTCTGCAATTAGCCAGCTACCAGACGCGACAACACAAGCAGCGGTAGCAACTGAATTATTCGGCCGATCGGGTACGGCGCTTCTGCAAGCGTTGAGCGGTACAGAACTTCAAGACTTTGTCGACCAGGCGGAGCGCTTTGGAATTGACATAGGACCCGAAGCAGCAAAAGCAGCAGCGGACTGGCAGCGCGAAGTTGCGCAATTGTCCTTGGTGTCAGAACGTGCGGCGGCTATCGTGGCGGAATCGTTCGGATCGAAAGGTTCGTCCAAAGTATTGAAAATGGCAGGGGCAGCGGTTCTGACGTTAGCTAAACTAATTTCGGATTCTTTTACAATGATGGGCTCAATGTTGGGCGCGTTCTTTGATAAATTTGCTGCGCGGTTCTCGTTGATTATCGATCTTGGTAAAGCAGCATCAAAGGCGTTTACAGGTGATTTTGAAGGGGCAAGCATAGCGGCCGGAAAGGCGTTTGAAGATCTTGGCGGGAAGCTGACACAAATAGCGGCAGACGTTGAGCCAGTCGCAAAGCGCATGATGTCGGGCGAGTGGGTGACGGAAGCGATCAAGGAGGGCCGCGACTTCATGACCACAACGACAGCGGGCGCTGGGGCTGGTCGTGCGCGCGTTTCTGCGGCGATGACGGTAACACCACAAGACGCGGCAGAAAAGAAGTCAGAGAAGCCAGAAAAGGCAGACAAACAGCCAACAGCAGAAGAACTCGAAGACGCAATGCGCGCGTCTCTGGAAGGCACAGAAGCCAGCTTGAGAGAGGCTCTGGTCTCATTGCGGGATCTTCAATACAAGCTCAGCCCGGCGGGACTTGCCGAGGGCTTGGTCAACAAGTTGACTGATTCCTTTGGAGCGCTCACGACGATGATGGGGCCGGCTGGTGGCCTGGTTCAAAGTCTGTCCATTATGGGTCAAGAGGGCGCCGGCAAGATCACGAAAGCGCTCAAGGATTCCATCAACGGCTTGATTGTTGGCTTGGTGGAGGTTCTGCCGAAGCTGATTGTCAGCATACCGCGCGCCATAATCAACGCAGTGCCTGACTTGATAGAGGGCATCTTCTTGGCGATCCCAGAACTGGTAATTGCGTTTATGGCGGAGCTTCCGATAGCAATCGTGAAGGGTGTTGGACGGTGGTTTAAAATTGCCTGGCAGACCATCAAGAATTGGTTCAGTACTGACTTCTTTAAGAAGGGCGAGAAAGGCAAAGAAGCGCGACAAAAGACAGCGTTGAACGTCGCGAAATTCGTAGACAATGTTTTCAACATGGGAGCAGCACAGCGGGCATCAGGAATTAAAAAGCACGCCGGAACCGCTCACGTAGATCGCACGGGCGCCTTTCTGCTCCAAGCTGGTGAGGCCGTGGTGCCCAACAGCGGAACCACGACGCAGGGAATGGATCGCAGGATGGGCGGTCGCGGCGGAATGAATGTCACGATAAATACCAATGTCGTCGACAAGAACGCTATTCGGGGTCTCGGCAAATTACTCGAGCAAGAGTTCCACAGCTTCGGGCGATCAACCTCACCGCTCTTCAACAGTCCCACGGGGTAACGCATGGCAAACTCGGCGATCTACTTCTACCCAGGCGGCTCGACATATGGCGGTCTAAACAAGATCGACTTCGGTGAGCGAGTCAGTGATCTGCAGATCACACCGTACCGCGAAGTATCGGACGGCGTGAGCATGGGCGGCAGGTTCTCACGGGTCGCCAGGCGGTCAGGAATGCGCGTGAGAATCGTTCTGGAGCGCTTCACGGACTTCAGGCTGGCTGAGCAGTTGTACAGCCTCCAGAGCCACGTAGAGGCCGGCCGTGGATTCTCTTTTGCTGTGGACGACGACAAGAAATTCGCGGCGTTCGTCAACCTCTCGTCAGCAAGCTCTGGCTTCTCATACAGCCACAACACCTTCAACCATGAGGACCGCCTGCTCAGTGAGTACGGCACACCTCACGGCATGGTGGCTGATGACGTCTTGCATATCGAGTCATTCGGGCCGGGCGGTAGACGGGAAGAATTACAACTTCAGTCATACACGCTGGCCGACAAGAAGATCGTCACCAAGACTCCGGCCATCTACAATCACCCGCTGCCATCGCTCGTCAGACATCGCGACTTTTTCCCGTATCTGATCTGGCCACAAGGGCAGATGAATAGCCCGATCATCACTCATGACCATCGTGTCAGCTGGACGCTTGATATCACCGCTGAGGTATACACGGGCAACCTGCTTGCATCCTATGGCCAAGCCGGGCCGGACGGATCGAACATGTCGAACGATTCGCAGCTTCGGCAGGGCGGGACCTCGCTCGATAAGCTGTACGGTGGAGATCACGACCACGGCAAATTGTACGGAGACACGGCCGATCTCTATTCAGACGCGGAAGACTTCGGGCTGTCTCTTGGTGGCGATTCACCGATCGACAAGGTGTCTGACATGCTGAGTAAGATTAGCTGATGGCGTGGAGTTCGCGATTCAAGGAGAGTCTACGCGCGGGCGGCGAGCCTATGTTTGCTATCGACTTCGTCGCGCCAGATCTGTTTACGACTGAGCTTCTCGATGGCAGGTCGCGGCGGTATGTTCTCCACTCTCACCAGGGCCCGTCAGGAAGTGAGCACATATCACAAGCGATACAGGCGATCAGCGGCTCAGGGCAGCGCGTAAACATCCGGACGTGGAAGACGTCGATCGGCGGTCTCAGAGTCACGCTGTCGGGTGTCGTTGCTGCGCAGTTCATAGCCGGAACAATTGCGCGCGGAATGATGGCAGAATTAAAGGTAGGCTTTGAGGGTTACGAGTTCGACGACTTCGAGACTGTTGGGCTCTACTTGTTTCGAGGTCTGTCGGGATCTGGCAACAGTTGGTCAATGGATTTCGATGACGCACTGTCTGCGATTCAAACCCCAAGCTCGGTAAGTTTGACTTCGGAGTTCTTTGAGAACGCAGGATCGACAACAACGCTCACTTCAAGCTGGTCGCCAGGGTCTGCGCTTTCGGTTGCGTCGGTTAGCGGCATGCTCGACAAAACTCTGGAGTCCGGCTCGCGCGGCTTGCTGTATTGTCAGCCAACAGATGGAGATCCGTTCTATGTCAAATTCACCGGAAGCACTGCG